TATCCTTTATCGTAAGTTTCTTTGGTTGGGTCTACGAGAATATAAGTATCATTATTAGTTTTATACAGCTTACCTTTCATACTAAATGTTTTAATAGTTCATTCTTTCTTCTTCTATGTTTCTTCATAGTTTCATTCCATTCTTCACCGCCTTTATAATAAGCCATACTACCCCCACGAGCTGCTCTATTTTCCAAATCCTTTTCTTTCTTCTTTGGATCTTGTATAAAGGTTATAAGTCTCCTTGAAACTTTAAACATAGCTGCAATCTTTCTTTGGCTTAATCCTTCTTTAGTCCAGTACAAAATCATTTCTTTCTGACAAGGTAATAGCTTTACCCTCTTATCTAAGAATGGAGAATCAAGCTTCAATTTTTCTGTCTTGTAAGGCATCTTATTTTTTTAAGTAGTCAGGACAGGATTCGAACCTGTATGTTAATACCAAAGCTCCACGATATTAACCATTGCTTTATAGGAACCTTCTAATGAGCGTCTTCCGTATCAAGGACATACAATTACTCTTTGTACCATCATTCCGCCACCTGACTAAAATTAAGGCTGAGATTTTATCCTTCGAGATGGGAAGGGCTTATCTCAATTAAGCCTTGCCTATTATACCGGCACCTTAATGTTATTTAATATTCAAAAATGTTCCAGATCCTCCTGCTACAGTTGTAGGAAGTTTTCCGTCCCAAGCCGAAGCTTTAATAAACTCTACGTATAGAGGTGTTAACTCCTTTTGTTTGATCTTCATTGCAAGTGCAGCTGCATTTGCATTGATGATAGTCTTTGCTGAGTCACCTCTTGCAATTGCCATTTTTTCTAAAGCCTCAGCCTGAGCAACCAACGTTCTTTGTTGTGCAGCTTGTGCTTCTTGTACAGCCTTTGTTTTACCTTCAATTGCTTGTTGTAATGACTTAGGGGGAATAATGTTAGTTCTTAACTGCGATACTGTAAACCATTTAGAAACTCTTTTGTTACATTCTAAAATAATTGCAGATTCAAACTCTTCCCTTTTATTGAAGATAGCATCAACTTCCCAACGGTTAGCAACATCATTAACAGATGAAACGATAGCATTCTTTAACCAGCCTTGTTCAACTTCCTTAATGTCTAATCTTAAGTTGACAAACATCTCACCAATAGCATCTTCACGTAATGAATAATTAAACGAGGGTTTAATGGTAGCTGCAAATCCTCCTTTTGTAATTACAGTTTGAGCATCGTATTCGATGTGTTGTTGGAATAAAGGAAATTCTTTTACCTGCTCTGTCCAAACATTATAAAATACCCAACCTGTTTTATACTGGTATGAAGATACTCCTCTTTCAGATCCCGTTAAATTAACTTTTAGTCCCTTGTTCCCCGCATCAATTCTTTCGAATGAGAAAGGCTGTACTAATCCTACTAAAATACCAACAACCGCTATAACGATTGCAAAAGTTTTGCCTTTTGAATCATCATTTCTAAAAGCATTTAAAAATTTAATCCCTGCTACTATTAGGGATATTACTATTATAACTAAACTAATCATTTTGTTTTTCTTTTTTTATGTTTATTAATCTGGATACGTTCCAAACGATTATCCTTATCATGAACACGGTGTAAGCCATTGATATCAATAGTCCGGCTGCTTGAATAATTTGAGGCACCTCTCTATTGATAACATATTCAAAGAATAAATTCATTGATAGGATGTATACCATTATCATCCCGATAATAGTCCACAGTCCAAGATTTCTAAGTTGAATCTTCATACATTTTTTATTTTTTGTAGACTAAAGATTTTTAAAGATTTCAAAAACCTCGGAGATTGGCGTTTCGTTATTAAACACGTGTAACGTATCACCATTCATTGTTCTAGCTCTCATTTCAATACTAATGGTCTCGTGATTGTAATACATTGCGTATCTTTCACTCCCTGTATTAAACCATAAGATGTTTCCCATTCCTCCGTCTTTTACGGACTTAACCTCGATATCCCCTTCACTCTTCCAAATTACTGCACCCATTAGAGCTAAAGATATTTCTTGAACCCCTTGTGCGTGATGATCGGCTCTACTTAGAACCCCATTGAAGTACTCTTTCATCAAATCTGATGATGTCATTTTAACAGCCATAAGCTAAATTTTAAATTGTTAATAAATTAATTATACAGAAACAAAGGTAGATATTAAAATTTTTATAAAAAAAAGATTTATTAAAATTCTAAAATTTTTCCGTATTTGTTTATCCAATCCATTTTATCTTCATACTTTAATCTTATCCAGTCTTTTTCTTCTGGGTTAGGATTTTTCATAACTTTCTTTCTTAAAGAATTGTAAGCGTAAAAAGAATTAGGTTGTTTAGGTTTTTCTTTCTTATCCATTTAATTTAGTCTACGTATTTTGAATCTATTAAAAGTGCATTCCCGACTATATAGTCATTTATACCTTCATTTTGTATAAGAGCACTTGCAAAAGAATTCGTCTCCATCCCGTTAATTTTTCCATCCTCATTAACTACTAGGATCTTACCATCTCTAAGCCAGATAAATTCAATATATCCATCTACGCAATCCTGAAGTTCTTTTAGAGTTATCATTTTTTTAGAAAACTCCATTTCTATAACCTTCCCGCTGGATTTAATCCACGTTCCTTTAGCTTTACTCATTTCCGAATATATTTTTAACAGATCTATAAATAAATTTGTATAGCTCTATCATTCCAAGAATTGTGAAAAATAATATCGCCATACCCAAAATCCATGTAATTATTTCTGGGCTTGTTAAAAAATACCAAATAGTACTGGTTATTAACAAAAAAATTAGAAAAGCAATTAAGTGTAGTCTCATTTGTTGTTTTTTTCGTTTAATATAATTATTACTAATAGAAAGAAAATAAACGATGTTATAGTAATTCCATACCCATAGGATAGATTATTAACAATCGATAATATACCTAGGATTATTCCAGCGGTAAAAATTAAAATTAGGATTTGCTTAATATACATCTGTTTTTATTTAAAACAAATGTAGAAATAAAGAATTATTAAAAAAAAAGATTTACCACTTAAGGAGAGATTTAAGTTTCTCTGCACCACCTTCAACTGCTTTAATAACATTGTGACCTGCATCTTTTGCTGTATCTATAATATCATCTAAATCGATATCAAATTCCTCTTTAGATATTTTAATATTTGCAACGTTCTCTGCTCCTTTATCACAACCTGATTTACAACTTAAAGTAAGTGAAGCAGCAGGAAGTTCAAATTTTATTTTTGATTTTCCTATATTATCCTTAATTGCTTTTATAGTTGATCCGTCCTTAGACAAAGGGCTTTTTATACTTTTACCTAAAGCGGTAACTAATATAGAATTTCCTTCAGGGAAATCCTTAACCTTTATACCAACCATACCTGCGCTAACAAGATAGATATAAGTTTTATTATTAGCAGAGTCAACAACTTGTATTTCTCCGTCCTTTGTTGCTGACATCTTATAGTCCCCCGCAATAAATTCTGACTCGTTAATCGAATCAAAGTTTTCAAATAGTTTTATGTGCTTCATTTTTATTATTGATAATTTTTAAATAAGCATATTCCCATTGTTCTTTTACAGTTTTATGTTTATGCTTATCCTGATACTTCATTTTATCCAGCTGTTTATAAAACTCATTAGAAATATCTTTCTCATGAACTTCATTATACACATGATAAAAAAAATCTTCGTTAAAACCCATAATTTTATTCACGTAGGATTAAATATATATCCTATATGTTACACATAAAATTATTTGAAAACTATATTTCAGGAAAAATAGAGCTAATACCAGTAGAAGTGGCTCCTCAATATCGTGCTTTTGATATACATATTAATAATAAAAAAGAAGGAATTATAGACGTGGGGTTCTATAACGATGATTTAAAAGACGATGAAGCTGAAATAGTTGGTATAAATATAAATAAAGAAAACAGAGAAAGGGGAATAGGTAAACTCGCAGTCCAACAGTTGTTTAAGGAATTTCCAACGATAAACGGATTTATAGTTATGCCTACTGAAGATAGTATGGGATTTTGGAAAAGATTAGGAACAAAACCACATATGAATGGATATCTTTATTTGAGAAGATAGATGAAAGAATAATTACCAGCCCCTCAATACTTTATCCCAAACAGGATTGATTTGTAGGCCTTTTAAAACACCGGCAGATAAAATATCATTTAGCCTAGATCTAAAATAACCTATAACTCTTTCCCTAGTATTAGCATTATGTATATCATAACTATCTCCGAGCATAGATGAACTTCTCAGAATATCTTTCCACCCAATACCACCTGAGTTATTAGTAACAATTAAATAATTTATTTTTTCTATAATCGGTCCAATCTCTCCCCAAATAGATAGAGGCATATTATCTAAAGTATCTTTAGATTTTCTTGTTAATCCTCTAACTAGATCCTTAGGGCAATATGTTTTCCAATCAAAAGTTTGTTCAGTGTTGTATGGACTTCTAGAAGCACCATAACTTGCTGGGTGTGGTCGATCTTCTCCACTGGTACTATAAGCTTCGTAAAGTTTGATATTTTTCATTGTATAATTTATTTATATCCTTATATATCCTATTTGGATCTATAAATTAGGAAGGAATTATTAGATATAAAAGAAGATGCGTATCTTTCCGCACGCTGCATTAATTTCTCCCTATCCATATCTACCATTCCCATTTTCTTATAATCGTCTATAACGTCATTTATTAGCTCCTCAGTGAGCTTTGTTTCCTTA